CACTGACCCTGCTCAACACCCCCAACAACTTTCACTCCCGGTTCGAGTTCTTCGAGGGCGCCAACCAGCACGAGGAGCTCACCGGCGAGACCTTCTGGATCCTGGACAACGAGAGCGGGATGAACTTCCCGACCTCGATGTGGTACGTCCGCCCGGACCGGATGATGCCGATCCCGAGCCCGGACGACTACCTCGTTGGCTGGGTCTACACGGGCCCCAACGGGGAGCAGGTCCCGCTCACCCTGGATCAGGTCATCCAGGAACGGCACCCCGACCCGATCGACTCCTACCGCGGTGTCGGGCCCGTCGCGGCCATCCTGCCCAACATCGACCAGCAGCGCTACGCCACCGAGTACCAGCGCAACCTGTTCATCAACGGCGCGGAACCCGGTGGCGTCGTGCAGACCCCGGAGTCCTTCACGGACGCCCAGTTTCAGGAGTTCATGGACCGCTGGCGCGAGGCCCACCAGGGCGTCGCCCGGGCCGGTCGCGTCGGCGTGCTCGAGAACGGCGCTCAGTGGATCTCGAACCCGAACAGCAACAAGGACATGGAGTACGGGCAGCTGCGCCTGGCCAACCGCGACGAGATGCGCGAGGCCTGGCGCATCCACAAGGCCATGCTCGGTACCACCGACGACGTCAACCGCGCCAACGCCGAGACCGCGGAGGAGATCTTCGCGTCCACGCTGATCATCCCACGCCTGAACCGGCGCCGCGAGACCCTGAACATGAAGTTGCTTCCCCTGTTTGGGGCAACCGGGCACGGCGTCGAGTTTGACTACGACTCGCCGGTCCCGACCAACCGGGAAGAGGTCAACGAGGAACTCATGGCGAAGGCAAACGCCGCGAAGGCCCTCGTTGAGGCCGGGTACGACCCGTCGGACGTCCTCGAGACCGTCGGGTTGCCCGACATGGGCGTCGTGGAGAAGGCCCTGGCGGGACCCGCGCTACTGCCGGGCTGGACGGAACCACCGACCGCTCCCGACGCGGTCGATCAGGCCCTGGCGAACCTGCTCGAGACCAACCTGCGCCCCTACACCCAGCGGGTCATGCCCGCGAGCACGTACAACCGAAACCGGAGGCGGTGAATGAAGACGTTCAAGACGGTCCGCAACACCGCCACCCTACGGGAGGGCCGGGTCAACTGGTACCGGATCACGAACCTGGCGAGCGGCGTCGGCGCCGAGGTATCGATCTTCGACGAGATCGGGTACTTCGGCATCACGGCTCAGGACTTCCTGCACGACCTGGCCGGGGTGAAGGGACCCCTCACGCTGCGGCTCAACAGTCCCGGCGGTGAGATCTTCGACGGCATCGCGATCTACAACGCGCTGCGGGCCCGTGGCAGCATCTCGATCGTCATCGACGGCCTGGCAGCCAGCATCGCCTCGGTCATCGCCATGGCGGCCGACCCGGGCCAGCTCAGCATCGCCAAGCGCGCGTCCATGATGATCCACGACGGGTTCAGCCAGGCCATCGGGAACGCGCAGGACATGCGCGAGCTCGCCGACCTCCTGGACCAGCAGTCCGACAACATCGCCGGTATCTACGCCGATCGCACCGGCAAGACCTCCGACTACTGGCGCACCGAGATGCGCAAGGAGACCTGGTACACGGGTGACACCGCGGTCGCGGCCGGGCTCGCCGACCGGGTCGTTGACAACGGCCCCGTCGTCACCAACAACTGGGATCTCTCCGTCTTCCGCAACACCCCGGCCAACCAGCTCATCACCGCGAGGGTCTCGCCGACCCGGGACGCCGCGCAGGCAGCCCTCCTGGCTGCCGGGTTCACCGCTGAGGACGCGAAACGGGTCCTGGCAGCTGATACCCCGGCCGCCGGTGATGAGGCTCTCGGGGACGGCTGGGTGATGCGAGGTGGCAAGCCGGTGTTCGACCCGGACGGGGACGGGGACGACGACGCCACCGCCGAGGGAGACACCGACCACGACTACTTCGCGCCGGACGGCACCCAGAAGAAGGCCATCCCCCCGTGCCCGGGGCACCCCGGAACCGGCAAGCCACTGCCGGCCGACAAGGCACCCGTCGTTGTCTACAACGCGGGAGTCGACGGCAGCACCTGGGACGCCAGTAAGGCCTGGCACGCCGGTGCCAGCAGCGACGACCCGGCCGCGTTCTACAAGGCCATCTGCGCCGGACGGCGATCCGGTGATCCCGCGCTGCAGTCCAGCTGGGCGCTTCCCTACCGGTACTCGCCGTCCAGTCCTCCCAACGCGGCCGGCGTGCACGCCGCTCTGTCTCGTCTCTCCAGCACTCAGGGCCTCACCAACAAGGCCGAGGCCCAGGCCAAGCTGGAGAGCCTGATGAAAGAGATCAACCCGGATTACGAACCTGCGGACAACTTCATCGATCCGCAGCTGCTTCAGTCCCTGTTCACCCACGCCCTTGAAGGGGGCAAGTAATGGCCAGCACCCTCGTTGTCCCCGACACGGCGGATGGGTTTGCGGAACTGCTCGGTGACCCGAACAAGGTCAAGGAGTACTTCAGCAAGGACGCCGTCATCAACGGTGACACCAAGAAGTTCCTGGACGCCTACTCGGTGGCCACCACCAAGCGCAACCCGGACACCACCGACGACATGCGCACCCAGGTGCAGTCGGTCATGTTCGACATGATCCGCGAGAACGGCGGCGGCGCCAGGCCCGGGGTCAACCTCGAGAAGATGCTCAACTTCAACAACGGGCGTCCCGAACTGAACCTCTCGGCCAAGGGCACTGCCGCGGTCGCGAAGGGCCGCGGCGCGGTCTACAATCGGTTCTCGCCGGGTGCCGACTTCGAGGCGAAGTACCGCGAGGAGGACCGGTTCGCGTCCATCGGCGAGTACTGCCAGGCCATCCGTGAGGAGGCCCGGCCCTCCTCGATGAAGAACCGCAAGGAGCTCCTGCAGAAGCTCGAGAACGTTCGCGGCTTCCAGAACTCGTTCGGTTCCGAGGACCCGGGCGCCGGTGGCTTCCTGATCCCCGAGATCATGCGGTCCGAGCTGTTGCAGCTGGCCCTGGAGGAGTCGATCGTCCGGTCCCGGGCGACCGTCATCCCGATGAGCACGCTGCGAGTGCCGATCCCGACTGTCGACGACACCAGCCACGTCTCGAGCCTGTTCGGCGGGGTCCAGTACTACTGGACCGAGGAAGCGGCCGCCCTCACCGAGTCCCAGGCCACGTTCGGCAAGGTCGTCCTGGATGCCAAGAAGCTCACCGGGTTCTTCAAGGTCCCGAACGAGCTCCTGGCCGACGCGCCGGCGTTCAGCTCCTGGTTCGACACCCGGATCCCGGCCGGCCTGGCCTGGGCCGAGGACGTCGCGTTCATGACCGAGACCGGTGCCGGTGTCCCGCAGGGCTTCATCAACAGCCCGGCGTCGGTGCAGGTCGCCGCCCGTTCCGGTCAGGACGCCGGGACGATCATCTGGGAAAACATCGTCGACATGTACGCCCGGATGCTGCCCACCAGCCTCAAGAATGCCGTCTGGATCTGCGCCATCGACACCTTCCCGCAGCTGGCCACCATGGCCCTGTCGGTGGGCACCGGCGGTGGCCCGGTCTGGATCGGCGGCTACGGTGGCAACACCGGCTCGGACATGCCCCCGGTCACGATCCTCGGCCGGCCGGTCCTGTTCACGGAGAAGTCCCCGGCCCTGGGCACCACCGGCGACATCACCTTCGCGGACCTGTCGTACTACCTGATTGGTGACCGGCAGGCCGTCGCGGTTGCGGCGTCCGACCAGTTCGCCTTCCAGAACGACCAGACCGCCTACCGCATCATCGAGCGCGTGGACGGCCGGCCGTGGCTGCAGAGTGCGCTCACCCCGCACAACGGCAGCTCGAACACGCTGACCGCGTTCGTGCAGCTCGCGTCCCGCTGATAGATCCGGACCTTGGTGTAACGGCAGCACACCTGACAACCGAACGAAGTCAGGAGGAGCGGGTTCGAAACCCGCAGGTCCACCAATCGAGTAGCTCCCGCCGGGAGTGAGTGAGCAAGCCAGGCAGTGACGCCCCTGGCCCACGACGAGTCGGAGTAGAGGAGACCAGCATGGCTGGAATGGAAGGGCTTGGCCGCGTCTTTGACGTTGAGCCGGTCGCGGCAGGCGTGTACCTGAGCATGAAGAACTGCTCCGGTGTCACCTTCGTGTGCAAGGGTGCTGACACCTACTCGGTCACCGAGGCCAAGACGTTTGGTGGTGGCAGCGCACAGGCCATCGGCAACGTGATCAAGAAGTACTACCAGAAGGCCGGGTACACCGGGGCGTTCGCCTGGACCAAGCAGACCCAGGCAGCCGCTGCTGCCGTCGTTCAGGCTGGTGCGTACGTCACGGTCATCGAGGTCTTTGCGTCGCAGCTGGATGACGGTTTCGACTACATCGCCTGCTCGGTTGGCGGCTCCGGTTTGGTCACTGCCGTGTTGCACGACTTGACCGTACAGCGCACTCCTGCCAACCTCGCGATCCTGCACGCCTGAGGGGAACAGACATGACAATCAGTCTGGCCCCACTGGCTCTCGTTGGTGACCCTGGTATGCAGGTCTTGACGATCAATCCGGTAGCTACGGCGACGCGAGCTTTCCCGAATGGTGATTCGACATGGCCTCACACCACGGCCGTAGACGAGCGTGCTTATGGGATCATGTTCGTGGCCAAGGACGGCAGCTCTAGTGGCGGCGTCCAATACCGCTACCTGATCCCGTGGACGAACGTGCAGTACGTCGCTCCGGCCTCGAACAATGATGCGTTCGATTTCGAGGAAATTCGCTTTTCTGAGTCTGGTGGTGACATCACGCTTAGTCTCGTCAACGGTACATCTGTGGTCTGCGTGGCTGTTGATGTTCGCCATCATGGTGTTATGTACGCAGATGGGGTCAACCCCGGCAATACGTTCCGTCCCTGGGGCGAAGTTGCTGGCCTAGCGCAGGCGGTGTGATCATGGCTAACTTCATCCAGGGCGCGCAGCTGCGAAAGCTGTTGTTCGGCTTGAAGGTAAGCAGGGCGGCTGCGACATTGCCGTCGTCCACTCTCGGGAACATCTTCACCGTCACCGGTGGTCGCGTCTTGCTCGTCTCCCTGACGGGGACGGTCGTGACGACCCTCAGCGGTACCAACGCCACGACCGTGGGAGTGACGCCCACGGCTGCTGGTGCCACGTCGGCTCCGGCGGCGCTGTCCGCAGCGGGGACTATTCCGGTGACGGTTGGGTGTTCGGTCAGCTCCAAACTGGATGGTGCCGTGATGGTGGTCACGCCCGCTGGTGCACTGATCGCACCGACGCCGTACCTGGCGTTGCCCGGGGTTGTCACCATCACCACCGCGTCAACCGTCACGGGCACCATGTCGTGGGATCTGATCTACGTTCCATATGACACGGGCGCATCGGTGGTGGCCGCGTAATGAGCTATCTCCTGTCGCCCAAGGGCATCCGTACCGCGCTGCTCGGCGTGAAAGTCGATCGCGCGACCGCGACGTTGCCCCAGGGCGCCACCGGCAGCATCTTCACCGTGGCGGGCGGCAGGGTGGTGGTCACCTCTCTCGTCGGGGAGGTGACCACCGTCGTCGGCGCTACGGTCACGACCATCAAGGTGACCTCCACGCCAACCACCGGCAGCGCGGTCGACCTGACCAGCACGACGGCCATCACGAGCCTGGAGGTGGGCGGTCACATCTCGTTGCCGCTGACCCTGGGTGGAGCGGTCGTGGTCAGCAACGCCGGCGTCGCCGAGGTTCCGGGTGCGATCCAGCTGCTCGTGCCAGTCGGTCATATTCAGATCACCACCAGCGCGGGCGACACCGGCTCGGTGAAGTGGTCAATCACCTACGTTCCCTACGACGACGCGGCCACCGTCACGGCGGCCTGAGAGGACCCGACATGGGCAAGACCACCACGGGCGGCAGCACGGTCAGCTACGTCAACGAGGACGGCAACCCGGTCACCGTCTCGGTCACCACGACCGGCGAGCACCTGCCGCTCATCGACGAGGTTGCCGGCCAGGAACTGAACACGATCGTGAACAGCATCACCGTCACGGACCCCGACGGGACCGTGACCGAGATCGACCCGGCGTCCGGTTCCGTGGGCGTCGTCCCAGATCCCGGTGAGGAAGAGCCAGCCGACCCGAAGAAGACCGGCGAGGACACCGAGTAAGGAGGCACGTCATGGTCATGGGCAACGACCTCCTGGCCACGCTCATCGAGCAGGCCCAGTACGAGGACTACTACAAGACCACGCTGCCCGTGGCGTGCCCCCGGTGCGGTGAGCCCCTCCGAGAGGGACCACCGGAGCAGTCCGGTGTCCTCTACTGCAAGTTCGACTTCTGGCAGTACCCACGGGACTGGAACCCCGTAACGGACAGCGGGATGTGACAGATGTACGAGCACCCGAGCATTCACGGCACCAAGCGGCTCGAGAAACCACAAAAGTTCCTCGTGGCGCCTCTCCCAAAGATCGAGGCCTCGCTGCGATCCGTGGCGGAGGAACTCGAGGGCGGTGACCCGCTTGACAAGCGGGTCGCGGAAGTTCTTCGCAAGATCGCTGACGAGATCTACTTTTGGCTGTAGGATTGGACTAGACGCCAACCCGCAGGTAAGAGCCGGTATCACGCCGTTTGACCCAGACAGTCGCCCTACGGCTGGCTGGCCAGCAGAGGGCGGGTGGACGGGCCGGTCGCGTCTCTCATAACTTCATATCACCACTCCCGGTTGGTTCGACGACAGCCGGTCCCAGAAAGCGAGGACAGGGAATGGTCGCTGTAGGCTACACGGGCGGTGATCCGACCCGCGTGAAAGTAGCAGGCGACACCATGACCGGTGCCCTGGTGCTGCCCGGCGATCCTTCTACGTCCCTTCAGGCAAGTGACAAGCACTACGTCGACGCGGGTGACGCCACCGCCGAGGCCGCGGCCGTTGCCAAGGGATCTCTCCTCTTCAACGTCAAGGACTACGGCGCGGTGGGGAACGGGACCACCAACGACATCACGGCCATCCAGGCAGCGGTGACCGCGGCAACGAGCGCCGGTGGCGCGACCGTCTACTTCCCACCCGGGCAGTACGTCGTCAACACCGCCATCGTCCCGGCCAACAACATCGCGTTCATCGGCGCCGGTAGCGCGGTCTGCGGGTTCAACTCGACCCTGTCGGGCACGTACACCAAGCTGAACCCGCTCACCCGGTTCTCGATCTCACACCTCACGATCGACGGGGTCAACCAGGGCAACGTCTTCAACGTCGGCACCAAGGGCGTCTTCGGTGCCTACCTCAGCGAGTGCACGTTCGAGGACCTGGTCATCCAGAACTGTGTCGCCACCGGCCTGGGCATCGATTTCTTGACCAACGGCACCGTGATTCACAACGTCCGGGTCATCGGCAACGGCCGGCTCAACCAGGGCGGCGGCTCGGGAGCGGGATCATCCGGCATCGGGATCGGCACCGGGCAGTACACGATCGAGGACTTCGTCATCTCGGACTGCTTCGCCAGCACCAACGGCCGCTACGGGTTCCTGATCGAGTCCCAGACCGGCACCACGAGCTTCGGCATGCGAATCAGCAACTGCCTGTCCACGTTGAACTACAACCACGGGTTCGGGGACGCCGGCGGCAACGGGGCGATCTACAGCCACTGCGTCGCCTACCTCAACGGCCAGGCCAGTCAGTTCGATGGGTTCTCCATCGACAACGGCACCGTGGGAGCCACCGCGCAGCCTTCCGGCAACTCGGTCTACGTCGGCTGCCTGGCGATCGCCAACACCCGGTACGGGTTCAGCTACCAGCCCACCGCCAGCAACACGACCTCCGTGCCGGGGGCGGGCAACCACACCTACATCGGCTGCAAGGCATACAACAACACGAGCCTGGGCTTCAACATCAACTCGTCGTCGGGACACCCGGCATCCGGGTTCACGTACTCCGGCTGCGTCGCCTTCGGCAACGGGGCCAGCGGCTGGCAGGTGCAGGGCGCCAGCAACCACATCCAGATCCTGGGCTGCCGGGGCTCGGCCAACGGTCAGACCAGTGGCACGTCCAAGAACGGCGTCACCATCGGGGCCAACGTCACCGACCTGGTCATCACCGGCAGCCGGTTCTACGACGACGGCGGCACCCAGAAGCAGGCATACGCGATCCAGGTCAGCTCCACGATCACGGTCACGACGGGGTTGATCACCGACAACGACCTCCGCGGCAACCTCACCGGCCAGGTCAACCAGCTCGGGACCGTGACCAGCGTCGTCTTTCGCGGTAACCCGGGCTACGCGATCTCTCAGCCCGCTCCAGCCGTTCCCAACACGACCGTGACCCAGACAAACACGTTCGGGGCTGACTGCACCGTCTACGTCGCGGGAGCCACCGTCACCGCGGTCACGGTCAACGGCATCGCCACGGGACTGACCGGCGGGGCCTTCCGGGTCACCGCGCTGAGCACCATCTCTCTCACCTACGCCTCCGGAACGCCTACCTGGATTTGGGTGCCAGAATGACACAGGTCTACCGAGGTCAGACCACGCATCTGATCGCCGAGTTCTTCCAGTACGCGGGCGGCCCAGCCGCGGACGTGACTGGCCTGACCATCCAGATCACCGACCCGGCCAGTGGCAACGTGGTGGGCCCGACCGGCACGGGCATCGTTCACGCCGCCACCGGGGTCTACACCTACAAGTGGGCGGTCTCCGGTGGTGCCCCCCTGGGTAACTACCTCGTTGCCTGGGTCGCCAACGAGGGTTCCACGGCCGAGACCGTGACGGTCACGCTCGTGTCGTCGGCCGTGAGCGGAAGCCGCGGACGGGGCATCCAGCGTCCCACGTACGCCACGCGCCGAGCGGTCAAGGCGTCCCCGGACATCCGGTCCACGATCTTCGACGACGCGGACGTGGACAGCGCTCTGGAACGGGCCGCGGACTCGATCGACGGCCTGTGCCACCGCCGGTTCTACAACGTGCTCGAGACCATGTACTGGGACTGGCCGAACTTCCAGCGCGCCTACCCCTGGCGGATCTGGTTCGATGAGCGAGAGCTCGCGGACACCGCCAACACCGTCCCGGTCGTGACCACGGGCGGCCAGACCATTCCCTCGAGCGCCATCTTCTGGGGCCCGTGGAACTACAGCCCGCCGTTCACCTTCATGGAACTGGACCGGTCCCAGTCCTACTCGTACGGGGTCGGCACCACGCCGCAGCGGGACGTCGCGGTCACGGGCCTGTTCGGCTACTGGGACAGGAACCAGGTTGCCGGGACACTGGCCGCTGCCGTCACGGACACGACCGGCACCTCGTTCACGGTCAGTGACTCGTCTCAGGTCGACGCGGGAGACGTCCTGACCGTGGACTACGAGACCGTCCTGGTTCAGGACACGGCCATGGCCGACACGGGCCAGGCTCAGACCGGCTCGGGCTGCACCACGGCCAGCTCCGCGGACAACCAGCTCACGGTCAGCGACGGCACTCAGCTGCACGCCGGCGAGGTCCTGCAGCTGGATGGCGAGCGCCTCCTGGCCCTGGCCGTCACCGGCAACACGGTCACGGTGGAGCGCGCCTACGACGGGACCGTTCTCGTCGACCACGGCGACGCCGCCGTCTACGCCCTGCGGCTGCTGACGGTCAGTCGCGGCGACTTCGGCAGCACCGCGGCCACCCACCTGGTGGGGGCGAGCCTGACGGTCGCGGTCGTGCCTGGGTTGATCCGTGAGCTCGCGATCGCCGAGGCCCTCAACACGGTCGCTCAGAAGACCGCGAGCTACGGGCGCACCATCGGTGAGAACGCCCGGCCCGTGCCCGGCGGGTCGCTGCCGGACCTGCGCGACGACGTCCAGCGCGCCTTCGGTCGCAAGCACCGCCAGGGGGTGATCTGATGGCCTTCGACGAGGCGGCGGTCAACACGCTCATGACCAACGTCACGGACCACGCCAGCAGGCTCGGGGTCTTCCGGTCCGTGAACAAGCACGAACCGAAGGGAGCCCCCGGGTCCGGGATGCGCTACTCGGTGTGGGTGCAGACCATCGAGCCTCTCGGTGCCGCGTCGGGCCTGGCCGAGACCAGCGGGTACGTGGTGCTGTGGGGCCGGATCTTCGGTAACGCGTTCATGAAGCCGGAGGACGAGCTCGACCCGCAGATGCTGACCGCCGCGACCACTCTCCTGGCCGCGTACAGCGGGGACTTCAACTTCGGGGACACCGTCCGGAATGTCGATCTTCTGGGAACCTTCGGGCAGAAGATGGGAGCTCAGGCCGGGTACGTGACCATCCAGCAGACCATGTACCGGGTCATGACGATCACCATCCCGGTCATCATCAACGACATGTGGACGCAGGTGGCGTGATGAGCGACGTGACGACGAGCGGGCCGTTCTTCGACGGTCGAGCCGACAGCTACTCGGCCCGGCTCGTCAACCGCATCTCTCACGACGTCGCCGCTCACGGCCAGGAGCTCGTTCGAGCTAACCTCACCAGCGTGTTGCGGGCTCCCAAGACCCCGTACGCGGAACAGCACGTGCAGCTGGACGTGTCCCAGGCCGACGTCGAGATCTACGACGACAACGTCATCTACGGCCCCTGGCTGGAGGGCGTGGGATCCCGTAACAGCCCGGTCACGCGGTTCCCGGGCTACGCCACGTTCCGGCGCACCACCCAGCAGGTGGAGGCGGCCGTAGATGAGAGCGTCAAGGACGCGCTCGAGACCTACTACCAGGAGATGAACTCATGAGCAAGCAGGGTGGTCTCGGTGACGCGCTCTACTGGGGCGGCTACGACCTGACCGGTGACATCAACGTCTACAACACGACCGCGCCGATGACACCCCTCGACGTGACCGGGATCGGTTCCAGCAACCACGAACGAATCGGCGGCCTGCGAGACGGCAGCATCGACTGCACGTCGTTCTTCAACCCGGCGTCCAGTCAGGCACACTCGGTGTTCAAGACGCTGCCTCGCACCGACGTCATCACGACGATCTGCCGCGGTACCATCCTGGGATCCGCGGCCGTCTCTCAGATCAGCAAGCAGCTGAACTACGACCCGACCCGCGACAACGCCGGCAACTTCACGTTCAAGATCGAGGCCGACGCCAACGGGTACGGCCAGGACTGGGGCGTGCTTCTCACCGCCGGCAAGCGCACCGACACGACCGCGACCGCCGGGTCGGTCGTTGACCTGGGGCAGGCCGCGGCCTACGGGTTCCAGGCCTACCTCCAGGTGTTCGCGTTCACGGGCACCGACGTCACGATCAAGGTCCAGAACTCGACCACGTCCGGGGGCAGCTACACCGACATCACGTCCGGCGCCTTCACCCAGGTCACGTCGACCACGCCGCAGGCCCAGCGGATCGCGGTCGGGGGAACGGCAGCGGTAGACCGGTACGTGAAGGTCACGACCGTCACGACCGGGGGCTTCACGTCGGTCACGTTTGCGGTCGTGTTCACTCAGAACCCCGTTGTGACGGTGTTCTGATGCCTGAGCCGTTCCGTCTCGAGCCGGCTCTGCCGGTCACGAGCTACGTCACGTACAACATCTCGCAGCCACAGCGGACCCACTGGCGGCCCGCAACGTGTGCCGAGATGGGGTGCGGTCACCACGTCAACGGCTGGGAGACCCGCGTCGACGAGAGCACCGACCTGGGTCAGAAGCAGGCCCACTACATCCGTCACGACCGCGGACGCCGGCACGTCGAGACCCGGGATGAGGCCGGGATCACGCACTTCGCGTTTGAGGCCGGCCAGACCTGCTTCAACCCGCACCAGACCACCGTCGGAAAACCGGAGCTATACCTGGTGCGCTCCGGAGACTGGCGAGGCAGCCCCGAGGGAGTCCTTCGGCGGCACCAGAACGTCGAGCAGTTCATCGACGACTTCGGCGAGCACCAGGAAACGCTTGCCGACCGACTGAAGAAAGGGTAACGCCATGAGTAAGCAAGGCGGCCTGGGCTGGACGACCATGTCGGTCGACAAGGCCGACCAGACCACGAGCGTCGACATCCGCAACGACTGCACCAACCTCAACTTCTCCACCCCTCGGGCCGTGTGGGATACCACCGGCATCGACAAGTCCAACCACGAGCGCATCTTGCTCCTGGGAGACTTCTCCATCGAGCTGGACGGGATCTTCAACCCGAGCACGAGTCACACCGTGTTCTCGACCGTCACCAGCGGCAGCCTGTCCCGGGCCTCGTCCATCGTCGTCGGCGGGGCCACCATGGGACCGGTCAACGTGCTGTACACCGACTACCCGCTCACCCGCGACAACACGGGCGCGCTCACCTGGAAGGTGCCCGGCAGCCTGGCCGACGGCACCACCCCGACGTGGTCCTGAGCTAAGGA